GACGCTTCCGGTGGCTGCGGGTGGCACTGGCCTGACGACGCTGACCGCCGCCAACAACGCGCTTTACTCAACATCTAGCTCGGCTGTCACTGCGGGGACGCTTCCGGTGGCTGCGGGTGGCACGGGCCTCGCGACCTTGACTGCCGCGAACAACGCGCTTTACTCAACATCTAGCTCGGCTGTCACTGCGGGCACGTTGCCCGCTGCGGCGGGGGGTACTGGGTTGACGACGCCGGGCACGAATGGCAACGTGCTGACCAGCAATGGTTCAACATGGTCCAGCAGCCCGCCCGTGGTTTCTGGTGGAACGGTCACTGCCGTCGCAACTGGCGCGGGGCTTACGGGTGGAACAATTACGACCAGTGGAACCATTTCGCTTGTTACAACCGCAGATGCAGTTGGAACGTATGCTCTTCTTTATGGTGGGGGGGCGTTGGGGTTTGGCGCAACGATTGGAGGCGGCAGTCTTACGCCCAGCTCTGCATTTGGGAATCTTGGCGGTGGAACGCGAAGCGGAACATGGCGCTGCATGGGAAACAGCACTTATGTAAGTTGCTGCGGCGTCGCGGCGGGTAACGTCACTTTGTACGTTCGTATAGCTTAAGGGGAGAATAAAATGCCAACTGTTGAATATATAAAAGACCCTGTTTACTCCAATGAAACTAGAGATTCCATAAACTGTATCATCAAGTTTGTAGAAGTTCCTGAAGAGCTTCCCTTTACAGCCACTTCATATGATCCTGAACCCTATGGCCGCCAAATATACGCCGACCTTGTGGCCGGTCAATATGGCCCAATAGGCCCATATGTCCCTCCTGCACCGCCCAAAAATGAAACCACAGAAGAGCCCACGGTGATCTGACATGATGCAGACGATCCCCATCCAGTACGGAATCATCGGCGGGACGGTCTACGACTTCCCCGTGGTTGGGGACGTTCTGCCCATGCACACCCACACCGATGCAGATGTACACATCTCCATCGTCGCCAAGGGTTCATTCAGGGCGCATGGGGATGGCTGGGAACGCACACTGGTGTGTGGGAATGTGGTAGACTGGCCCGCGCATTACCCGCATGAGTTTGTGGCGCTGGAGGCTGGTAGCCGCCTTGTGAACATAAGGAAAGCCTGAGATGTCCACTCTCAAATCCATCAACGTCATCCACCCCTCCAGCGCGACGAACAACATCGTCAATGACGCCAGCGGCAATGTGACTGCGGGTGCAGACCTGTATGTGACTGGCAACGTGGGGGTTGGCACAAGTTCGCCGGGGGCAAAACTTCACGTTGCAGGATTTACTCTTGTTGGCCCTATGGACACGACCACGACTTATCAAGGACTGACGCTTCGTAATGGCAAGGACAGTTCAGTAGCCGAAACGACATCTTTCGTTGACGCCCAGAACAATTTGTCCATCGCTGACAGCAATATCTTCTTCGCCCACCAAACAGATGGTGGCTCTTTTTTGGGGTTCGCTACAACCCCAGCCGGTTCACGGTCCACGGATCGCCGCGCAGAGCGTATGCGCATCGACTCCAGCGGCAATTTGCTGGTGGGTTACACTTCTTCAAACGGCGCATACAAGCTGCAAGTTAACAGTCAAATATTTGCAACATCTTCCACTATCGCCACATCTGACGCTCGCTACAAACAGAATGTAAAAACGCTCAACGGTGCATTGAGCATCGTGAAGGCGCTGCATCCAGTATCCTTTGATTGGAAAGAACACCCGGTTCATGCTTTTGACACCGAAAATACAAATGTTGGATTTTTAGCTCAGGAAGTTCAACAAGTTCTTGCTGAAAAGCCGTACCTAAACAGCATCATCAAAAAGAATGAGTGCGTCATTGAGCCGGAAGTTAAGGATGAGAATGGGGATGTCACAACGGCTGCTGTGACGGAGGAGTTTCTTGGCATTGCCGAAGGCAACATGATAGCCATCCTGACTTCCGCCATCCAAGAACTTTCCGCCAAGAACGACGCCCTTGAGGCCCGCCTTGCTGCTCTGGAGGCTAAATAAAAACCCCGGCCTGACCGAACAGACCGGGGCAAGTAGGTTCACGACTATCAAACGGGGCTGGTTTGTACGCAGTGCTTGTCCGCACAAATAAACCAGAGACCATTCTCTAGCCCGCTATTTATGAAACACCCTTCGGCTCCGCGCAAGTGGCTTGGCTGAAATTATCGGGAAAGTTAGCAAGCTCCTCCGCCGCCGACACTCTCCCCTTGTGCCTGATGATCCCGTGCAAGATCGTCGTGTGGTCACGGCCACCAAGCACCCGGCCAATCTGCCCCAGCGAGAACTTTAGCTCTACGCTCATGCGGTAGGAGGCCTCCTGACGGGGCCAAACAAACTTTTTCTTGTGCGACCTACCCTGAATGTCTGAAACCAGAACGTAGTGCTTCTTGGCCACCTCGGACAGTATGCGCCGCACAGGCGTCTCCGCTGGCAATATGGGGTCAAAGACAATAACGGGCTCAACTGAGGGCGCCGGGGGAGCAACCACAAGCCTCGGCCCGTTAAGGCGCTCGCGGACAGCTTTATAGTGGGCGTGAAGTTCTTCTAGGGTATGCATCTTTGTCTCCATTTGATATTGCGGTGTTCAAATAGTCACAGTTTTGTGGTACGCACATTTGTCCACAGGGGACCGTACCATGCACCTTACCAGTAGCCAACTTAAAGTTTTGTGTGAAGAGTTCGGCTCCATGAGGAGGGCCGCAGACTTTCTCGGCATTGCCGACACAACTCTAAGGGATAAGATCAAGCGCGGGCGCGATGTCAAAGTGGCAGAGAGCTTCTTCTTGGTCAAGGATTTGGAGAAAGAAGTTGAAGAATTAAGGCGGAAAGTCGCCAATATCAACTCATCAAAACCACGCTACATATCTGGCCGAGACGACGACACGAGGGTTGTGGCCATTGGTGACACGCACGACCAGCCCGGCATGCCCAAGGACCGCTTCAAGTGGATTGGCCGCCACTGCGCCAAAGTCATCCCCCACCGAATAGTCCAAATCGGCGACTTCGCGTCGTGGGATTCGGTCTCGACCCATGAGGCGCCGGGCAGCGTGTCGCACTCAATGAGGCCGTCGTTCCGGTCAGACATTGAAAGCTGTGAAGAGGCAATGGCCCTCTTCTTCAAAGAGATCAAAGACCTCGCGATCCCGATGGAGTTGACCGGGGGAAATCATGAGGAACGAATCCAACGATTTGAGAACAAAAACTCCGAGACTGTTGGAACGCTCTACATGCAGTTCGAGGAGCTTTGCGCCCGCTACCGCTGGCGCCTGCACACATACGGGCAGTGGTTATTCATCGACGGTGTTGGGTTTACGCACGTTCCCAAGAATATAATGGGCAAGCCCTACGGTGGCCAGAACAGCGAAAACCAGATAGCTAACCATGCAACTCACAGCGTAGTCTTTGGTCATACGCATCGCTCGTCCTTCCGTAAGGCGCCGAAGATCGGCATCAACAACAGCATCGAGGTCTTGAACCTTGGCAGCGCCATGCCTGACGGCTACGTCGCCAAGTACGCTGGGACGGCCACCAGTGGCTGGTCATACGGCATCTATGAGTTGTCACTCAAGTCTGGCCACATAACATCCCACAGGTTCATCAGCATGCGGGAGCTTCAGGAAATGTACTCTTGAGGCTCGACGGCATGCACGCCTTTGCGGAGGAGCTTTGCGCAATGTTCCGCATCAAGCATGGCGTCATGGACGCAGAGAATGAAATGGCGCGTGAGTTGATTGCGCTCAATCTGCGCGTGCTTGAGATGGAGGGGCGCCTGAAGGTGCTTGAGCGAGATCGCCACCGGGCGTATCATAGGGAACCAAGCATCCACCACATGAAGACCCTACCCCTTCCCATAGACGACAGCAACTGGTTCGCACCAGAAAAGGATGACGGCGATGCGGGATGATGACGACGACATCGTGGAGTTGGTTGACGACGAGATGGTTAGCTTCGACGATCCCGTTTCCCAGCGTGCCTATGCGTTCGTGCATCTGGGCAAGTTCGCTGAGACTTGCGAAGACCCCATCGCGCGGGATCTCACCTACACGATGATGCGCAAGGTCTGCTCGTCGATCAAGGCTACATCCACGGCAGACATAAAGCTTCTGGACGGCGGGAAGAGCTAATCCTTCTCGTCCAGCGCTTCTAGGATGATTGTACGCGCCAAGGCGTTTGTGCCCCAATCGCCGAGGCTCAGAAGCTCCCGAAGCCCGTCCTCCAGCTTTTCGATGCGAGCGCGCATGGGCTTCACATCATCAAACTTCACATAGATCACGCCGTCGATCTTCACGGCGATGTGGTCTTCAGTCATCTTTCTTCTCCACGTAACTTGTCTTCACGCCCGCCTCGGCAAACATTGTGACGGCAACCTCGAACTCAGAGGGGTCCATGTTCGTCGTGCCTTCGCCGACGACGACTTCGGAAATACCAGCGTTGATAAGCATCCGCGCGCATTTCGCGCAGCACAAGTGCGTCACGAAGACAGTGGTTCCCTGAAGGCGGTCGCGCGCAGCATGGGCAACCAAGTTCTCTTCAGCGTGAGCGGTCCAGAGGTACTTGCGTGGAGGCAACATGCGCTCAGATACATCTCTAACGCCTCTGGGCAAGCCGTTATAGCCTGTCTCCACGATGCGCCGCGCCGGATCTACGGCCACCGCACCAACCTTCGTGCGGGGGTCTTTCGACCATTGCGCGATGGACTGCGCCAGCGAAAGAAAGCGTTGGTGCCATAAGTTACTGGTCATCTTTCCCCTCCAGTGCTTTTTCAGCAACCTCAACACAGCCAGCTAAGATTACCCACAAAGTTCCGTCTGCCGCGCCGACTGGTTTGGGCAAATCTTCATGCTCTATATCGGCAATCTTCCGCAGCGCCGTCCCCAGCTTTTCGATGCGGTCGGCGGCTTCAAATACCATCCCACATGCACCATATTCGCGCAGTTGCTTCACAAGATCATCAGTCATCTTTACCCTCCAGTGCAGCAAGAGCAATCTTCCGGTGTGAGCAAAGCAGGGCCGTCAACGCTTGTGCCATATCTTCGCTTTTAGCCACATACACCTTTGAGACAGACGATATCTCCCGCAGCGCCGCCGCCAGACTTTCGATGCGGTCGGCAGCTTCTTGCGCTGCTTTACGATCTTCAGACACAGCGCCGATGTATGCGCCTTCACCAACCCGCCGCAGCCGATTCACAAGATCATCAGTCATGGCATCCTCACCATTGTCACCAGCACCCATGCTGCAATTCCTAAAATGGCAACCAGCGCCAACGGCTCCATGAAGGCCTTTATCATTTCAGGGGTCATGTTAACTTTCTCCAATTTCATTAACACGTTCTGCGGATGTGTTAACTGGCGGCGCAAGGCCGCAGTAGATGTTGTGGGACCATTCATCGCATTCGGGGCAGACCATCTTCTCCATGAGAACAGCCGCATCCATCATTGGCATTGGCAGTTTGAGAGCAAACCATTCGTGGCGGCATGTGCCGCAGTGGACGGGCATGGAGTCAGGAGCGTCAGTCATAGCCCCTCTCCCTCTTCGAAATCCAGATCGACCTTGATGCAGGCGATGCGGTTGTAGGCCGCTGCAAGATCAGCGTGTTGTTTTGAACTGCAAGTTTCTCCAACGATGCCGGTGCCATACATATTCAACCACACCGTCCGCTTGTGGCGGGGGCGGACTTCGATGAGGTCAGACAAATCTACCGCCAAAATATTATGAACTAGCCGACCATCTTCATGCCATTGAAATGAATGCCATGTGGAATCATAAGAAGATTTTACTGCTCCATGAATAGGTCTTGGCATTGCCCCATCCGTCGCATAGATGCGGACTTCGCGGCCATCGCGGGTGCGGTACTGTTTGTTGATGTCGATCATTATTCATTCCCCTTCTTTGGCGGCGCAGGCAAAGGCATCCAGTGGGTTGGTTCGTTTTCAAAGCCCCAAGACCATTCTGGATCAAGGTGTTCGCCATCCCACCACAAATAAGTCTCCCAATGCCCCTCACCCACTACTTGATCTCCACGATCATCAATACCGGCCAACAAGATTATAGAATTGTCTCTTGGTGCGGTGTCGATTGGTTGCCATTCAGTCATCTTTCTTTCCCCTCAAGTGCATCGCGGGCTATGGCACAAACAACATCGGGCATATCATCGTCAAAAGAGCCACCCCTGTATTTAGTCCTAGTGATGATTAAATGCATGTGTTTTTCAAGCAGCTTGATGCGTTCAATAGCTTCTATCACATCATCAGGCCACACATCTCGGCCCAACAAAATGCCATAATTTTCGCCACAACCGCAAATTTGCTCCAAACGCTCAATGAGCGTTCCTGTTGAATAACGACCTTCTTTGTAATCGTGAGTCATCACTCATCCCCCTTCTTAGGCGGCGCGGGCAAAGGCAGGGTTGGGTTTAGCTGAACGATGTTACTCATCATACCTCGCAAGTCGTTTTGACGCCGGAATGATAGCCGACACTGCGGACACGGCAACCCAACTTATGTGCAAGTTGCTGCGTCATTTCCTCTTGAAAGACTGGCCATTTAATGGCGTTAACCACAGCAATGATGTCTTCAACCTTAATCAAACTCATAGTGGTGAACGTCACGGCATAGGAATCGCCCCCGCCATCAACGGGACAATGTCCATACACTTGAATTTCATGCGTTACGATCATTGTAGCATCTCCATTTGTTCGGGCCTCTGGACCCATTTATGAGGACACTGAACCGTGTCCCATCTGTCAGCCATTTTGCGGGGTGAGTTATGCTCGCGGTGATGGTTTCTTGCAATGTCCGTACTATCCACTGAGGCAAACGGCCATTCGCGCCCGCTGAGCGCCATTCCACGCAGCATGTGCATTGGAGGCGTCCTGCGATGATGGCGCTCCACAGCGTTCCAAGCCGCATCCATGCGCCTGATCCATGCAGGCGATAAGACAACAGCATATTGCGCAGACGACCCCACGCAGACCTTTGGCCATTCCAGCGTCAACCGCACAAGTCGGTCGATGGACTCGTGCATGTGCCACACAGGAACACCGCGATGACCGTGCGGCCACTCGCCAATCAACGCATCCTGATCATCCTCAGTCCCTGTAATAACATCAGGAATTACGGCCCATGTTGTTGGGCAATCTAGCCAGCGATCAGTCCAATCATAGTATCCGGCCCAATCCACCAGCCTCCCTGTTTTCCACGCAGAAAAGGCTCCGTTGTCGAGCATCACGGACTGGCCAATCTGGTGGCATCGAGACACATCGCCGGGAGCGGCATGGCTGACGCAAAAGTGACGGCCATGCATTTCCAGCAATGCGCTGATCGGGCTTATTGGTGTGCCGTGGTAGTGAATCATTTCGGCGCCTCCGGCATTGGCATCCAGTGGGTGGGGTTCAGTTCGTAACCGTTATGGTCGCGCCACTCTTTGAGGTCGGTGTCGTAATACCCCACCACAAGAAGGCCCACACCCGGCGATTCTTTCCACCAAGACGGCTCCCAAAGCAGGAGGCTCACGTCAACGTCTGCGGTATCAATCGGCTGCCATTCCATGTTCATTCTCCTACTTCGGGTTGAGGATCAGGTTGGCGCGCTTGATGGTGTCGTCTGGGTGCGCGCGGTGGATGTGAATGAGGGATATGAGCTTCTGACACTTCGGCGTCAGTTCATAGCCCAAGTCGAACAAGACGAGATGCTCGCTGGTTTTCAGCGTCTCCAAAAACGCGATGTAGGTATTGATCACGTCCCTCATTTTTTGAATGTCGTTCACGCGGGACAAAATTGCTGACTGGTCATAAGCCTCAACAATGTCCTCGGGGATACTGACCGGCTTGCACTTGATGTCTTCCTCAAGAAGGATCGCCGGAATTGGCTTGCCCTCGGCCAAAAGCTCCTTGCGCCGCTGGGCGCGCTTGCGCTTGCGGTCGGCCAAGAGGACGGCAAGGTGCCGCTCCTCGGCCTCCATGAGCTTGTGCATCTTCTGGTCAAAGCGTGCGGTGATTTTGGCGAAGGCCTGCTCAATCTTGATGAGCGCGAGTTCGTGCTTTTCCATTTCGATTCTCCGATTTCAAAGGTGTAACCTACGCTCCATAATTACGGGACACCAATTCTGGTGTCAACAACTTTTTTCACCCGACTTCCCGCCCCACGCGGCGTAGGCATGGCGCCGCAAATCTTCCCGAATTTCGTGGTCCTGAATGTGTTCGAAGGCAATGTGCAGGACGTGGCCCATGTGCGTCATCACATTCTGGATGTAGTCGGCGGCTGCTGGCCCGTCCGGGTTCACCGGCAAGACCCAAAGCCCGCCGATACCGGCGTCGTATTCCTTCGTCCGGCGGAGCTTATTCTGTAATTCGATCATGGCCTCATTCCATCTGCGAGTTGGCGACTTCCCGACATTGCTGCAAAAAAGTTGCCAACTCGTTAATGGGCTGAAGTTTTTATAGTTCAAAACCTTCCGTGCGGATCGGCGCATATTTCGCCGCAATCTCTCTGGCGCCGTCATCAAGGCCCGCACCATACTCGGCGGCGAAGGCCAAGTAGTTGATCCCATCAACGTAGTTGTCGAGCTTTTCCGGCGAGTTTTTCATCCGCGCCAATTTGACGCAGAGGAGGAACATGTGGGCATGGTACGGTGTCAAGGATACGCCGGTCACCAACCCAAATATCTTGCAGATATTCACCACAACTTCGTTCATCTCGCCATACTGTTCGTGGCGCTCGCGGACGATGGCCCCGGCCTCCTCCATCAGCTTCTCATACTCCATATCAATACTCCTGCTTCTTGCCGCGATTGGCGTGCGTCTGCGTGCCCATCTCCTTCACCTTGCCGATGTAGCGGTGGTTCAGGGCGGTCATGCCGACGGAGTAATAGGGGTCGGTGCCGGGCGGGCCATCAATGTTGCGGTAGAACTCCTCAACCAGAAGAAAGTCATGGCTCTCAAGGGATTCGCAAAAGTCGGCAATCCCCGAGGCGGGATATTCACAGATGATTTGATGGATCGGGACGCCTGAACGGGCGGGCATATTCATGGTGATGAGGAATTTCACAAGCGTTCTCCAGAGTGTGGTGGGGGCAGGCCTGAACCCGCCCCCGGTTCAATTAGCCGAAGTCTTCTTCGTCGTTAGCAACAGCGGCCTTGGGGGGCGCCGCGCGAGTGGAGCCCGTGGACGGCGGGGCCTTCGGGGTGGCCCAGTTGGGCTCCGCAGGCTTGGCCGCAGCACGGGCCGGGGCGTCATTCAGGCCGCCGGGGCGCTTGACCCACGACACGATCTTGAACACCGGCTGGTAGTTGGTCGAACGCTTGGCGCCCGAACCGCTCTCAATCGGCACAGTGTCGTCAAGGGTGACTACAGGCAGCTTGCCCGAGTTGTCGGCCAGCCCGGCGAGGTAGTCGTCGTGCAGCAAGTCGATGCCCTTCATCATTGCGCCGGATGTCCCAGCCAACTCGCGGCAGTCACCGCCGCAGGCCTCGCCCAGCTTCACAGCCATGCGGATGCCGCGCTTGTGGTTCTCAGAGGGCTTGTCGCCCATGTTGGTTCCAAAGGGAACCATCTGAAAGTCGGGGGCAGAACCGGCGTTGAACGAGATCCAACCCACTTCAAGGTTCTCAAAGTCAAAGACTGCTTTGAAGTTGCGGGTGATGTCGATCTGGTTGCTGACGCCATCCTCGCGGTCCACGCGGAAGATGCGGCCCGCACGGGCGTCAAACTTCACGATGGGCAGAAAGTCGGCGCCGCCAACGGGTGAGCCATACGAAAAACCAAGTGCCATTTTACTTCTCCTGATGGGGTTATTTGGCTAACCCCTAGCCTTCGCCCACATGGGCTGAACTGTTACAGACCCCACACGTCAAACGCTGCTTTACGTGTCATGGGGTCTGCGAAGTAGAAGCTGTCCACTTCCGGCACGACGAGGGAGGCAAGCTCCAGCGGGTCGTCGCTGATGGACAGGAATTTCTGGATGGTCAGCGCAATCTTCTCCAGAGCGCGCACATGTTCATCCACGTTCTCCAAATGGTACGTTGCGCACTTCTTGCTTGTGACGTAGGTGAGACGCGCATCGAGATTGTTACCCCGCGCAGCGACATAGAGAGCAACTTGCCGTGCGTGGCTGGTGGAGATTTTAGAGGGAAGCGCATGCGTAGTTTTGAGGTCTGTGAGGATGCCATGATTCGCCCACTCAAGGTCATAGAAACCGATCATCGGGACTTGCAGGCCCTCAATCTTGTATTCGACTTTACCCTGAGTTGATGTCGGTTTTCCATAGGGGCGCAACTCGGCGAGGCCAATTTTGACCATCTCCCCAATGGCTGCGGCTTCCTTCTCACGGCGGCTGTCGCCAGACAATGCAGTCAGCTTGGCAAACTCGGCCTCGGCGATTTTGACGCATTCTGCGTCAGGAATGCCGTGCAGCAGGCCCTCAACAATCCCCGCCTCGACGGAGGTGCCACGGAAGGCTGCGGCGCCGACTTGAGAACGCTTCTTCAAGCACTTCTCCAGCACGAACATCGCCGGGCTGTTGGTGAAGAGATTGCAGGACGAGGGGGACAGGTGCTGAAGCCCGTAGACTTCGAATGGATTTTTCATGGCTCTCTTTCAATTCCGAACGTGATGCACCGTAGGCTGATTTGATTTGGCCCGTCAATCGGAATGGATTTTGACCCCAGATTGACACCGTGGACAAAATGTCTATGTTCAAACAAATCACTGGAGGGTTCCATGTTCGACGCCATTGTTGTCGCCTTGTGCATATGCGCCATGCTCGCGGGCGCTGTTATCTTCTACACCACGCTCTTCGCGCTCTTTACGATCATCATCGACTTCATGAGGAATGACTGGTGAAACAGACAGACTATGAGTGGGACTTGATCCTGCGCGCCGCCGAGGTTCTTGGAGTTGGGCGCCACGCCCGCACAAAATGGAAGCAGAGGCGACATGTACCTCACCGATGGCGCCTGCAAATCATTGAGGCCACCAGAGGCGTGGTCGGCTGGAAACACTTCACGGAAATGGACGAGGCGAGGGAACTGGCATGATGTTCATCGGAATTGACCCCGGCCTGAATGGCGCCATCGCCTTCCTCGACACCGAGAAGGGCCACCTGTCGGTCGTGGACATGCCCGTCCTTGAGTTGATCCGCAACGGCAAGACCAAGCGCGAAGTCAGCGCCCACGGCCTCGCCAGCGTCTTCACCCTCACCGAGAATGTGTCGCACGCAGTGTTAGAGCGCGTCGGGGCAATGCCGGGGCAGGGCGTCACGTCCGTCTTCTCGTTTGGCCGCAGCGTCGGCCTCGTCGAGGGCGTCTTGGCCGCGCGGGGCATCACCGCCTCAATCGTCACCCCGCAGGCGTGGCAGAAGGCCGCTGGCGTCCGGGGCGGCAAGGATGGCTCCCGGCAGCGCGCGATGGAATTATTCCCGAACTACGCTGGCTTGTTTTCCCGAAAGAAAGATGATGGGCGCGCTGATGCGGCCATAATGGCTTGGTATGCCGCCACCCGTTGAGATAGAGATAACCATGAGCCTTGCAATGTCATTTGATCCAGACTTCGCCGAGCCGTCTGAGTGGGCGCGCATGTACCGCAGCGCCGGGATGCAAGTCGTCCCGGCCATGAGCCACCGCGAGAACAAGAACCAGTGGAAGCGGCCCGCCCTCCCCAAGTGGCGGGCGCTCGAAAATGAACTCGTCCCCGACTTGACGTTTGAGCGGTGGTACGGGGAAGATGGCGAACACTCCCGCCGCAACAACATGGGCCTGATTGCGGGCGCATGCTCCAACGGCGTATTCGTGATTGACTTGGATCTGCACAAGGATGTGCGGGCTCAGGCGTGGTGGTACGAGATCCTTGATCTCCAGCAAGCCGCTGGCGAGTTGGAGACAGTTGAGCAGGCCACCGGCGGCGGCGGCGTCCAGTTGTTCTACCGCGCTCCGGCGGGCTGGACGCCGCCAACGTGCAAAACATCCATCGGCGTTGACATTCGCGGGCAGGGCGGCTTCGCCATGATGCCCCCGTCCATGCACGAAAGCGGCAAGTCATACCGCTGGAGGCCGGGCCATGAGCCGTGGGAAATGTCCGTAGCTGACGCCCCCGGATGGCTGTGCGACCAGATCATGCAACTGGCCCGTGAGCATGGCGGCGCAAGTGGCGTCAACCGTGTAACAGGCGAAAGCGAAAAAACTTCTACCCCCATCCACTCGGTCGATCCCTTCGGGAACATCGTGGACGGGCGCGAGGACTTCATGACCAAGCTCGTATGGGCGGCGGTCGTGGACCTCAAGAGGGAGTGCCCCGGCGACCTCGGCGCATCCCTGTCTGAGCGCCACATGCTGGAGAGCTTCGCCGCCTACGAGCGCAAAGTGAAGAGCCGCCTCAAGTCGCCGGGCGCCTCCAATGCTGACTTGCTGGAGCGCGAGGGCAGGGGCATCTCCCTATTCCGCGACAAGTGGGAGAACGCCGTCGAGCAGTGGGACGGCAAGGTCGCCCAGCACGCGGCAGTGGAGAAGCCGTCCCGCCCCGCCGAGGACAAGGCGCCCGAGTCCGTCCCCTTCTACCGGGTTGATCCAGAAACCGGAGAACTTTTGGTTGAGGTCAAGGCCCCAACAGCCGAGGGCGTATTTGAGTTTCTTGACGTTGAGGGGATCTTATCTCTGCCAAAGCCCAAGTATCTGATCGACCAGCTTATGATTGAGACGGCGCTGGGGTTTGTCTACGGGCCGCCCGGCTGCGGCAAGTCCTTCCTGACCATCGGCATGGGCCTTTCCATCGCCGCCCAGCTTGGCGACTGGTTTGGGCGCTCAATCAAGAAGCACGGGCCTGTCGTCTACATCTCGTCCGAGGGCGTGGGCGACATCGGCAACCGCATTCTCGCGTGGGAGAAGGAGGCGGGTGTCAAGGTGCGGGGCCTCCCCTTCTACCTGATCCGGCAGACCATCAACTTCATGGCGCCCACAGACGTTGAAAAGCTTCTCAAGACCGTCGCCGAGATCGGCAAGGTGGCGGGCGCTCCCCCAGTCGTCGTCTTTGTGGACACGGTCAGCCGCGTGCTGCCCGGTGCGGACGAGAACCTTCAGAAGGACATGACGCTCTTCATTGGCGCCTGTGACGCCGTCCGCACCACCTTCGAGGCGACGGTTGTGGGTGTCCACCACACCAGCCGGGCTGGCAATATGCGTGGCTCCACGGTCTTCGACGGCGCGGGCGACTTCCTGCTCGGCATCGAGCGCGAGGAGGGCGAGATGGTCGGCGAGATCCACGCCCGCAAGATCAAGTCCGCCGAGGACGGCTGGCGGCAGGGCTTCGAACTCAAGAAGGTGGCCGTCAACGACATCACCGGCGAAACCAGCCTCTACGCCGCGCAGGCTAACGCCAAGCCCGAGGCGAAGAACGTCTGGCCCGAGAAGCAAGTGTGCCGGGACATCCTGAACGTGATCCGCGTGGCGTGGTTCAACGCTCGCCCGCTCTCCAGCTATTCCCAGACCCGCAAGCAGGGCCGCTACGCCCCGGCGGTGATCTCCCAACAATTCGACGTGCCCCAGAAGCTCGTCGAGACGATGATCGACACTTGGCTGTCGAACATGGTGCTGTCCTACGAGGTCGCGGACAAGGCAACCAAAATGCAAGGCCTCAAGGTAATTGGGAGCATCGACTAATGTACAGCAAGGAAGAACTGGAACACATCGCCGACGAGGCTGAGAGGCTCATCCCGCTCCTGCGGGCCTTCCTCAACGGCAAGGACGCAATCGTGGCCGTTACCAGCCTATCACACGTCGTCGCCGAGGTGATCCGCAACCTTGGGTCTGTGGAACACATCGACCACAACATCGAGACGTTCGCCAAGGGCGTCCGCGAGACCATCTACAATTCCGAATGGGACGACTACGGCGATGAGGGGGTGCATTGACATGCGCCTCAAACCCATCTCCAAGCGCCGCTGGAAGGCCCGCATGATGATGGGGCGGTGGATACCCCGCCTCGTCATCGAGCGGTACTCCCTGACCGCCCCAGAGGCCTACAAACTCGTCTGGCACCACACTGAGGACTTCCTGCGCCTGATGCGCGTTGATGCCCTCGGCGCCCGTGACTACCACCCAGACCAGACGAAGAGGGCGTGGGAATGACCCGCCCCCTCTACGAGACGGGCGCCGACCGCCAGAACGAGCAGGCGGTGGCGCGGGCGCTGGAGAAGCGTTGGGGCTACGTCGCCCACAAGCTCAAGCCAGCCTGCGAGATGGACTACGCCCTCACACGGGACGGCGTGGTCGTCGCGGTCATGGAGATCAAGTGCCGCAAATACTCCTACGAGACCCTTGACGAGTGGGGTGGGTTGATCCTGAGCGCCCACAAGTGGCAGGCGGCGATGAGGTGGAAAGACACCCACTCCATCGCCTTCATACTGGCCCTCGGGCTTCCTGACGGGCTCTACGTCTTGAGTGTCCTGAAGGACGACAAGGCCCCCCACATCAACCTCGTCATGGGCGGCAGGACGGACAGAAACGACCCGCAGGACACCGAGCCCTGCGTCCTTATTCCTATGTCCATGTTCAAAATGGTGAAAGACAACAGCGGAGGTTAACGGAGGTTGAAAAGCCCAGAAATCCGGGAAAAATCAACCAACCTCCGCAACCTCCGTTCAACTTCCGCAATTTGCGTGCGAAACTTGTGGTATATCCTTCTAGGATAATACCTTCGCGCCCAAGGGCGCAGGGTAGGTAGGGTGTAAATTGGGCATGGGGGATACCCGGAAGAAGCCCCTGCGCTGTCGCTCCGGGTCTCATCCGGGGTGAGCGGAGTGCGGGGAGAAGGGATTGAGGATCAGTTGACAGCGAAGCATTGAGATATAATATCGGAAACCTCGCAACAGATGGAGAGCGAAATGAAGAACAAGATGATTGTTGTTGGTGGCAAGCGGCTGCAAGAAAGGCCGGACGAAGTTCTGATCAGGCAGGCGGGAGACTGGCGGCTGGTCGAATGTACCGACTACTCGACTGGCGGCTGGACGAACGTCAAGTTGTATCTCGACCGCAAGGCGCAGAAGAATGTATGGCGCCTCGGGGTGCGTGGCGGTGTCATGGGCCGCTCATATGACCGGGATCTGCTCAACAGGTATGTGCCCGGCATGTGCGAGTGGGTGGAGGAACAGGTGGCGGGCAGGAACGTGCCCCTGCCTGCGGATGATAGCATGCGGGAGAATGCGCCCATGCCCGTCAGAGACGACGTTCGCCTTTTCGTCGTGCTTTCGGTGGGGGAGAGGCAAAATGGGGGCGCCCCGTGGTCGATATATCCCCAGACCAAGGCTGGCAAACGCTACCTACCCGACGCAATTGTTTCCCGGTTCGGCGTTTCTATTAACACCGCCCGCAAGTCGGTCATGTCGATGATCAAGGAGGGCGTAATCATCAACGGCATTGTGGACCGTCACAAGAACCTTCGTGGCCTGCGCACAGTCGAGGGCGTCATTAAGATTTCTGGAGGAACCAATGTCTAAGGCGCCCAAGAAGCATGACTTCAAGTCGTGGCCGCAGGGAACGAAGACGGCGTTTGGCGTCCCCACGACGGAGCGCAGCACGCCGGACTGGCACGCCACCCCCGGCACATACATTGCCGGTCGCGAGCATCTGGACGACATGGACATGGTCGCCATCGCGATGGAGGAGAAGTGGGGCAGGGACCGGCTGCGGCTCCTCGTGGATCGTGAACTGCGCGAGAAGTTCGATCGGCAGCGGTACAAGGTCAACAACGCGATCTGGCACGGGAACCTTCAGGACGTGAAGGTTGAGGCCGACCGGATGGTCAAGGCCTACAGGGCTCTAGATCGGGCTGCGGAAGCCGCCGGTGCGCACTTGCTGCCAACAGAGGTCTGGGAGGCCGTGACGCCGGACGGGACGGTTGTGGCCGTCGTCAAGAACGATATGGATCTGCGCAAGGTCATCGCGGAGGGCCGCCACGTCGAAGTCTATTCGATGAGTGAGGTGGCGCGCATGCTGGCGGCATACCCCGCGCTGGCGGCGGCCAAGGCCAGCTTCCCGGGGTGTCAGGTGGAGAGGGTGTCGGGGCCGCCCCGTGACCCGTTACATGCCATCCCCGACAGCAAGGCGCCGATTGACGACGCAATACCCTTTTAGGTG